GCCGGCTGCAGGACTCGAACCCGCCACCTGATGATTACAAAGCTTTTAAGCAACCTCATAAAATCAATCACTTACCATCGAATTCGATCTACAAAGATCATTCGACAAGGGCCGGCAAACGCCCGTCCCCCTTCGGTTCAGGTTTAGGTTGTAGAACGAGTCTAACGATCGCCCGCGACCCATCTCCGGCAGGCGTCTGCATGCCGAGCAAAGTCTGGCCCCCTCTCCGCTAAGCCCGCCGCCCACACCGCAACTTCGTCTTTGGACGGGATCATGTTCGTCGAGCACTCGTGCAAAAAGAAAGCCAGCGCGTCGTTGACGATTTTCGGATCGCCGTCGGAAATGAAGCTCGGGAGTGTTTTCTTATCCATGACGTTGTTCAAAGTTGCCGACAGTGCATTACTACCGCAGGGCCACGCTTGCCGCAACTGCCGACGATTGCATGGGGGTTATTTGGTCGCGCACCGGCATGCGAACCGCTGCCAATGGTGATCCTCATGAGGTTATTTGGTCGCGCTGGTCGCGCCCTCGAACGCTGTTTGGCCCGACTTCTGAGGTTATTTGGTCGCGCCTACGGATCGTTGCGGCCGAAAACAAGACGCTGTGAGGTTATTTGGTCGCGCATTGGCGCAGATGTCGGCGTCAAACCCTGTCTTAACCCCTCGCTGAGGTTATTAGGTCGCGCGAGCACAGGGGGATGCCGGAGATTGAGGTTATTTGGTCGCGGTTCGCCAAGCCGGAACTGTTCAGAGATCCTCGTCAGGTGACGGCGGAAGGAATCCTTCCATCGCAGAGTCATCCGAATTAGCTTCCGCGCGAATCCGTTCAGCATAGTCGAGCAGTGGCCGCAAGATGTCCAAAGCACAGCCCGCGCCGTTGTGTTTTCGGTGGAACTCAGCAAGGGCAAGCGCTTCCTGCACGATCGTTACGCTGTGCTCGAAAATTGGACCAATTGCTGGCTGCGCATCTTCGATTGCCGCGAGCCGTACTTTCCGCTGAAGCGCCGACGCCATTTCCGTAGAAATTAGTCGCGCTCGCTCGGCAAGTCCAATCTTTTGCTCGAGGGTCCTCAGCGGCCAACTCCTGTCCCCTCGGCGGTACGCGTTCCAAGTTCTGCCCGTAGGTTCCGCAATTCCTAGCAATTGCTCGATTGCCTTTGCGCTCAACGCCTTGGCTCTTTCGGTTGCTGGCTCGCGATGCAAGCTCGACTTGCTTGCGGCTGCTTGTGTCACGCAGTGCGCCTCAACTGCGCTGACAAACTGCCGCGTCAATTCGGCCTGCTCAGTCAATGATTCCACGGTTTTTGTTGGTCGCACCATAGGTTACAGAAAACCATTCGTGAGTATTTTGCGACCCATTATAGGCCTTGATTTCCGCAATATGTGCGTACTCGCGCTGTTCTACAAACATTAACCAACAGGCAATTTTTTGCGAGTGAAAACTGACTGATTTGTTGAACCGAAATCGGGAGATACACGATGACTTCGAAGCAGAAACTCACCATCCTGGCCGTCAACGAACGCAGCGGAACCTCCGCTAAAACTGGACGCCCGTGGGTGATTCGCGAGGCGCAATCGATCCTCGAACAATCATCTTCGGACGGAACCAATATCGTCGTCGGTGTGATCAACCTGCCCCAAAGCTTGGCAGATACGCAGCCAGGCGACTACCTCGCCGAGTTCGCGCTCGCTCAGGGTAATGGACAGGACGCCGGACGCCTCGTGCCTCGGATCGTTTCGCTGGTTCCCTTCGGTTCCATCAAGGCACAGCCGAAACCTGACGCCAAATCTCTCTAACGCCCATGCCGGCTGGCTCTATTCAGACGGTTCTCGTTTGCGCTCCGCTCTCATCAGGGGAACAGCCAAACGAGACGGACCAGCAGCTTTGCCCTCCGATTTCCGGGCAAGCGTTCCGAATTCAACAGCAGCAAGCATACGTGCTCTCGCCGGATAGCGCGGGGTACATAGACTCGATCGCACAGCCGCTCGACTACACCGTTGCGGCTGGCTTTTGGGGTGTGGCGTTCACGACCATTGTTGGCTTGTGGTTGGTGAGTCACGGAGCAGGCGCAATCGTCAATTTTCTTAGACGCGCCTGAATTCACTATCGCGGGTTGATACCGCTCTTTAAAGGAAAGAAAGTATGAAAGCAAAGTTCCGACAGCTGGTGAAGTACACCGCGTGTTCCGCTGCGGCGCTCGCCGGTGCAGCGCATGCGCAAGCAGCTACCACGCCGCCCGACTTCTCCACACTGACGGCTGGAATCGACTTCAGCACCGTCACGACGGGGGTGCTCGCGGTCGCAGCCACGCTGATCACCGTGTACGTCGGCATCAAGGGCGCGAAGATCCTGATCGGCATGGTTCGGGGCGCATAAGTCTCCGCTTGCTCGGCCATGTATTGCGGGGGCTGCGGCCCCCGTTTTCACTAGGGCGGTTTCATGGATACGAATAGCGCTTGGTATCTGTTGATGTTTGTGTTCGGGATGGTCTGCGCATGGGCCGTGATCGTAGGACTTAAGGAGTCTTGATGCGGATCAGGAATGCGGTTCTGTTAGTTACGCTGAGCAGCCTCCTCTGTACGCAGGCTGCGCATGCTCAGGCGCTGCTTGCGCCGGTCGAGAACCTTGTTATCAATCGAGCGGAGGCCGCCATCATCTCTCGTGTCGCAATTGCGCGGGGGTTTGCGGCGAACGATCCGCGTATTGCGGCGACGCTGACCAGCATGGGGCAGGTCTCGACGGCGCTCAATGTCGTTAGTACGGGGGCTGCTGTGGGTCTAGGGTTCGCGGGTGCACCGGTGTGGCTGACAATTGCGGCGGGGGTCGGCATCCTCGCTGCTGGTTCCGCTTTGTATGCAGGCAGCGTGTCGTTGTCCCGCTCGCTCGATGGCAAGACGATCACCGCGCAGCAGCCGCTGCCGCAAGGGGTCGGCTCGGGTTACATGGCGACGCCTGCGCCCGATCCCGGCACGGGCAATATGGTGAACCCGTGGACCTGGGCCGCGTCGGTTGGCATTCCGGTGTATCACACCTCGTCGTGTATGCCGTCGAACCCGTGTGCCGCGCTTCCGGCTGCGCCGACGAGCGGACAAAAGAACTTTGATTGGGTTGCGGGTGACATGGAGATGATCCCCAACACGATCAGTCAGGTGCAGCAGTTCCAGCAGTATCTGGCGACCTACGGCGCGCAGAGTGGCTCGACAGTGCCGCCCAATGGTGCGGACCAGATCATGAGTGTGAGCGTTTTCTGGCAGCCGAACGTGGACGGCACTCAGCAGACGCTGACGCAAACGACGTTCTACAACCACTGCGGCTCGTTCGACAGCAGCGGTAACTGCATTTACTCAATGCTGTCGAGTACCCAGCCGCTGACGAACTGGACCGTTGGGCCTGGTGTGAAGCCGATCAGTGGCAGCGACCTGTCGCAGATCTACCCGAACCTTGCGTCGTCCTCGATTGCCACGCCGCTCGATCCCAACACGCTTGCGCAGCTTACGAACCAGACGTGGCAACAGGCGGCCAACCAGCCCGGTTATCAGGGTCTGCCGTATTCGGTGACGCAGCCACTGACGGCGAACGATGTGCAGCCGTGGGCTATTGCGAATCCTACTGCGGTGCCGAACGTTGGAGACCTGTTCCGCCCGGCGACCGATCCGGGCGTCTCGACCGTGACCATTAGCCCGACCGTGCAGCCGGGGGACGGATCAGCGCCTAATGCGGGGAGCAGTCCGAGCGTGGGTAACGGGACGGACGTGAATGTGGTCAACACACCGAACGTCAACGTGGTCAACAAGGTGTCGGTGGATCTTGGCGCTGATCCGGGCGTGGCGTCGCCGACGCTGGAATCGACGCCGACGATTTCGATGATCCTGTCGCCGGTGGTGGGCCTGCTGCCCGACCTGAAGCATTGGGCGGTGCCAGCGCATGGTTCAGCGTGTCCAGAGCCGTCGTTTTCGGTGCTGGGGCGTTCGTTCACGCTCACCGCGCAGTGCGACCTCGCCGAGTCCAACCGCACGGCAATCTATACCTCGTTTGCGGCGATGTTCACACTTGCGGCGCTGTTCGTCGTGCTGCGCGCGTAGGGGGGAAGACATGTTTGCGATTCTCGTCTCTGCGGCCAATGTGGCGCTCGGCTTCCTTCTGCGCTCGGTTGTCGCAAAGTTCTTTTTGTATTTCGCGCTCTACTTCTTCGTGACTGAGGCCGTTTCGTTCCTCCAGACGTCGGGCGTACTGCCGTCGGCGGCGTCGTTGGCCGGGGCGTTCGGGTCGATTGGGAATGACGTTTGGTATTTCCTCGATCTGTGTGCATTCAGCTACGGTGCGCCGTTGCTCGTGTCGGCCTACGTAACACGGTTCATCATTCGGCGACTGCCGATCATCGGGTGACGCGATGGCGATCAATGCGTATTGCGGCGTGATGGGCTCGGGGAAGTCGTATGAGGTCGTTCAGGGTCCACTGCTTGACGCGATCGCTAGCGGGCGGCGGGTCGTGACCAATGTGGACGGCATTAACGAGGAGCGTATCCACGACTTTTTGATCGGCAAAGGACGCGGCGACGGCTCGCATTTCGGCGCAGTTGTGCACGTACGTACCGATGACATTAGTGAGCCAGCCTTTTTCCCGATTGAGCATGAGTCGGCGGAAGGCGCGACTGTCACGCCGGGTTTCGTACAGCCAGGCGATCTACTGGTGGTCGATGAGGCATGGAAGCTGTGGGCATCGGACAAGAAGATCTCCGATGAGCACATGGCGTTCTTCCGTATGCACCGGCACTTCACGCATGCCGATACCGGCGTGGCCTGTGACGTGGTGTTGATGGTGCAGGACATCGGCGACCTGCATCGTAAAGTCAAGCCGGTTGTGGAACTGTCGTTCCGCATGCACAAGCTCAAGTCGCTGGGTCTGTCGTCGGGCTACCGCGTCGAGCAGTACGAGGGCTGGAAGCAAAACAGCAAGACGCGCGTTGGCACCTACGTGCGCAAGTACAGCAAGGATGTCTTCCCGCTCTACAAGAGTTATGCGGGCGTCGGTGGAAAGGAAGCCGTGGTTGACAAGCGGCAGAACATCCTTCGCAACAAGCGGCTTTGGCTGATTGTCGTGATGTTGGTGGTGATGCCGATCGTATCGGTGCGGTTTCTGTGGACGTTCTTCCACCGTGCCACGCATGGCACCACGGCTGCTGCGTCTCCTCTGGCGTCTTCGTCGGGTGCTGCTGGTTCGGCGGCATCCTTTGGGCACGCTGCGGGCGGTTCTAAGCCGTCGTTTTCGGAAAACTGGCGCATTGTTGGGAGCTACAGCGGGCCGGGCCGGTCGTGGGTGGTGGTTGCCGATAGCGTGGGGCGGCTGCGTATGGAAAGCCCATCGATGTTCCAGAACACGGGCGTCGTGCGTGTCGGCACGATCGATGGCGAACAAGTCTCGACGTTTTCGGGCGCGAAGTCTGTGGCCGGTGGTGGCGGTGGCGCGGCGTCGGCGGGCTTGGGCGCGGTGGCGAAATGAGGCAGCTTGCGGTTGTGTTGCTTCTCGCGGCGTGCGTCGCCCATGCCGCCGAACCCGCCGCGCTGGCGTCGATGCAGGGCCTCCCTCCCCTGCCACCGTCCCTGTCGGTGCCGTTGTCTAGCGCGGTAAGTTCGGGCCCACTGCCTGCCCCGCCCGTGGTGCCGTTGAAGATGGGCAACGCGAAATCAGTGGATCTGCGGTTCGTCAACGTCGCCCAAGTGATCGACCTCGTGTATGCGGACATGCTCCAGTCGCAGTACGTGATTGCGCCCGAGGTGTTGGCAGACACGCGTATGGTGTCGTTCCGCTTCGACCGGACGAAGGGTGACATTCGTGAGGTGCTGAGCGATTTTCTCGCGTCGCTCGGGTTCGGCGTTACCACGAAAAACGGCGTCGACTATGTGTTCAAGCGCAGGGACGATGACAAGGCGGAGCCGGACAAGCAAGCGTTTGTGTATACGCCCAAGTATCGGACTGCTGACTATCTGGCGCGGCTCGTGCAGCCGCTCTTTAACGGGCAATTCACAATGAACCGGGCCGTGCCTGCGGCGGTTGGATCTCGTGCGCGTGCCGATGCGTCGCCTACCTCAGCGGCGGCGATGGTCGATCAGTCGTCGGACACGATGGTCTTTCTTGGCTCGGTCAAGGAGATTGCCATGCTCAAGTCGGTGCTACCGCAGGTGGACACCAAGACGGGCGAAGTCGCGATCCGTGCGTGGGTGTATGAGGTCTCGACGGAAAACGACAGGACAACGGGTTTTCAGTTGGCAGCGAGCATCCTTGGCGGGCGGCTGGGGATTTCGCTGGGCGCTGGCACGGTAGACGACAACGCGAACGCATTGCGGTTGCACACGGGGTTTTTGGATGCCGCGATTGCGGCGCTCGATTCCGACAGCCGGTTTCACGTAGTCACGTCACCGAACATACGCGTGGCGTCCGGCAAGCATGGGCGGCTCAACGTCGGCCAGTCGGTGCCGGTGATTGACTCGGTGTCGTATCCAAATTCGAGCGCGGCTCCCGTGCAGTCCGTGACGTATCAGGACGCGGGGGTAATTTTTGACGTGCAACCGACCGTGAAGGATGACGTGATTGACACTGACGTGACGGTCGAGATTTCGGACTTCCAGAAGACCAGCACGGGCGTGAATAACTCGCCAACTAAGAACACGCGCAAGTCGGAAACCAGCATGACGCTGCGCGATGGCGAGGTGGTGGTGATGGGCGGATTGAGCCAAGGCAAGGACTCGATTGTGACTAGCGGTATCCGCTGGCTTCCGTCGTTCATGGACGGGCGAAGCCTATCGGGTTCGCGCTCCGACATTGTGCTGGTGCTCCAGGTCTCGCGCATATGACTGACTGCCGGACCATGGGGGCGTATATCGCAGCAATGACGCTTTGCGCCTGTGTCAAGGCTCGGCGTAGCCGACCGCGCAGCGGCTTGGCCTTTACACGGGCTACACCTCCATACGCTTTGGGATGGGTTGTGACGGCCAAGGGGCGGCGCAACCCATGCCGAACAAAGCGGGGCGTAGCTGCTGGAGGCGCTTTGCGAGGCCGCCTGCCCGCAGCGTTTAGCGAGGACAGCCGGGCGCGCGAAGCGCGCCTAGATTTATATCAGGGACACTTAACGGACGAGGAACGCAAGCAGCACAAATAGATGGCAACACGCGAACGTTGAAAAAGAAAAAGCCCCGACCGCTGCAACGGTTCGAGGCTCGTACAACAGCATTACAAGGACTATTTGCAATGCACGACGCGAGTATAGGCGATTTTTCGGCGTTTCGCCGGGAATGGATTATTCGGGGCCGGAATTTTGGCGATGGACAAGTTGAAGTAACCGCCACGCGCTTCGATCGATACATGGGCGCTCAACGGTTGAGCACACTGCCACGCGCGAAGCGTGGCGAATCTGAGAACACTGAGCAGAACCAGATGGATGCAGCGAAGCGCGCAAAGAAGCAGGTTCGTCTCCGCTGCAAGGCAATTGGCGCTGACCGGATGATCACGCTCACCTATCGCGAGAACATGATGGACAAGCAGCGGTTAAAGAAGGATTTCGATGCGTTGCGCAGGCGTCTCGGCAAGCTGGGTGATTTTCATTATGTCGCTGTTGCCGAACGCCAGAAGCGCGGAGCGTGGCACTTGCACGTCGCCGTTAAGGGGCGGCAAAACTACCGTGTTCTTCGAGCTATCTGGCGCAGCATAGTTGGACAAGACAACGGGAACATAGACGTGCGAAACCCATTTCGAGAGAAAGGCCTGCGACATAAGCTTGCTTCGTATCTGTGCAAGTACATGACCAAAGACTTTACCGAGCATGCCGTCAACGAGAAGCGTTATTGGACGAGTCGCGGAATAGTCATCCCGGAGGCGCAATCGATTGATCATCTGCTTCATAACGACCCGGTAGAAGCTATCAAGGCTGTATTCGCGTCAGCGCTCAAGGCGGGCTCGTCGCTGGATCGTTGCCAAACGTATTGGAACGAGGGCTTGGGGTCCTTTTGGTTATCAACAAGGGAGGCATGACGCGATGGATATGTTTTTGTCACCTATGGAATTAGTAGTGCTTACTGGTAGAAAAGTGAAATCCAAGCAGGTGGAGTCCCTTCGCCGAATGGGCGTGCCTTTTTTTGTCAATGCATGCGGACGCGCCGTTGTTGCTCGGTCTGCTATCGAGGGACGCACGGGCGTCGCGAATCGCGGTGAAAGCGGTGCGCGCTCGGGCTGGAGTCCCGCTGTTCTCGGAGCGTAATCGGTGGGACGTAGACCTACGAAGAATTTACATTTGCCGCCGCGGATGCGGCTGAAGCAAACGTCGCGCGGCAAGACATACTATTACTATGACATGGGCGGCAAGCCACGTCGGTGGAAAGCGCTCGGCGGAGATTTCGTCGAAGCGCTACGCGTGTACGCTGACCTAGAGCAAGGCAACCGGACGGCTCGGGCGCTAGTGACCTTTCGGCATGTGGCTGAGCGTTACCTGACCGACGTGCTACCGAGCAAGGCGGCTGAGACGCGACGTACAAACCTCGTACAGCTAGAAAAGCTATACATGTTCTTTGATTCTCCTCCTGCCCCTCTCGACGAGATCAAGCCTATTCACATTCGGAAGTACCTAGACTGGAGAAAGGCATCGCCTGTCTCAGCCAATCGCGAGATCGCATTGTTTTCGCACATCTTCAACAAGGCTAGAGAATGGGGGGCGACTGACCGTCCGAACCCATGCGTCGGGGTCCGTAAGCATCGCGAGACAGGCCGCGACGTCTACGTTGGCGACGGCCTATACAAAGCGGTCTGGGAAAAGGCTGATTTACCGTTGCGCGAGGCAATGGACTTGGCTTATTTGACGGGGCAGCGGCCTGCCGACGTCCTAAAGATGGATGAGCGCGATGTACGCGACGGGGTCGTTTGGGTCCGCCAGAACAAGACTGGAGCGCGGCTTCGTATCGAGGTCGTTGGGGAGCTCGAATCGCTACTGAGACAGCTAGGTCTCAGAAAGGCGACGCACAATCCGAGATCAACGCGATTGGTTGTTGACGAGCATGGCAGGCCTTTGGGGAGGGCTGCATTGCGATTCAGGTTTGACCGCGCACGTGAGGCTGCGGGCATCGAGAAGGATACGTTTCAGTTTCGTGATTTGAGAGCCAAGGCCGGCACTGATAAAGAGTCGACAGATAGCATTCGCGAGGCGCAGGCACTACTTGGGCATGGAAGCGTTGCGATGACAGAACACTACGTACGGAAACGTGGCGCACGAGTAAAACCGACGCGGTAGGATGTAACGCCGGTTGAGGGAGGAACGGAAGGTGGATAACCTCACGCCACAGCAGCGGCGGAAGACGATGCAGCGAGTGAGGTCAACTGACACAGCTCCCGAACTGCTCGTACGGCGCACGTTACATCGATTGGGTTACAGATTCCGCCTTCATCGGAAAGATCTGCCAGGATGTCCAGATATCGTCTTTCCAGGGCGCAAGAAGCTGATCTTCGTTCACGGCTGCTTTTGGCATCGGCACGAGGGATGCCCAGATGCATCAATGCCTGCTAGCAGGCTCGAATACTGGAAAGCCAAGTTCAATCGTACAGTCGAGCGAGATACTCGGGCTGTACAGGAGTTGCAGGAGGCAGGATGGGCGACTTTGGTCATTTGGACATGCGAGCTGAAAGATCGAGCGGAGCTTGAAAGAAGATTGTTGGCGTTCCTCGAAGGCTAAGAGCTAACTCTCCTCCCGCGATCTGCGACCATTGTTTACAATGAGAGCAAAGGACTAACACGATGAATTTTTACGAGTTTTTTGCTGGTGGGGGCATGGCGCGCGCGGGGTTAGGCGCGGAGTGGACCTGCCTCTTTGCGAACGATATAGATCCAATGAAGGGTGCGACTTATGCATCCAATTGGGGTGACGATCATCTGGCGATCAAAGACATTCATGATGTCAGGGCTGCTGACTTGGCCGACAATGCGGACTTGGCTTGGGCATCGTTCCCCTGTCAAGATCTTTCGCTTGCCGGTAATGGCGCGGGATTAGGGCACGAAAACCGAACAAAGGATAGGACGAGGTCTGGAACGTTCTGGCCGTTCTGGCAATTGATGCGAGAACTGAATGCGGAACAGCGCGCACCGAAGTTGATCGTCCTGGAGAACGTCTACGGTGCTCTGCGCTCACACGGTGGCAAAGACTTTGCGCATATCGTGTCTGCCTTGTCAGGGCAGGACTACAGGTACGGCGCCTTGGTCGTTGATGCGAGAGATTTCCTACCTCAGTCGCGAGTTCGTGTCTTCTGGCTTGCGGTGCGCCGTGATCTCGAGGTACCTGCCCATCTATACGCCGATGCACCTGTCGACGGCTGGCACCCGGCGGCGCTTCAAGACGCGTATGCCGGTCTCAGCGCGGAGGCGCGCAAGAAGTGGCTTTGGTGGACCCCTCCAGCACCCGGCCCGCGTGCGCAGCAACTATCTGATTTGATCGAAGACGAACCGACTGGCGTTGAGTGGCATAGCCGTGCAGAAACCCAAAGGCTTCTGGGGATGATGTCGCCAGTAAATCTCGCAAAAGTCGAAGCCGCGATGCTCCTGAACAGGCGAGCTGTCGGAACGGTGTATCGACGTATGCGCGAGGAATCGGGGGTTAAGCAGCAGCGCGCAGAGGTGCGGTTCGATGATATCGCCGGCTGCTTGCGGACGCCCGGCGGTGGCTCGTCGCGGCAAACGATACTTATCGTTGAAGGCGACAACGTCCGATCGCGTCTGCTGTCTCCGCGCGAGGCAATGCGTTTGATGGGGCTAGAGGACACCTACGTGATACCACATCGCTACAACGACGCGTATCACGTGGCCGGTGACGGAGTAGCTGTGCCGGTGGTACGCCACATCGCACAACACTTACTTGAGCCGATCATCGAGCACAACGAGGTCGTGATTGGAGACGCCATCGCAGCGTAATTCTGCGATGGCCCACGTCAGCTCACTCTTCGTCGGTTGAGTCTTTGTCAGACTCACCGACTTCGGGTTGGGCACCCAACGCGTCTGCTCTCTCCGATGCAAGGGAAAGCAATCGAGTTGCCTGTGTTACCAGTGACCGTCGGAGCCCGCCCTGCACTTCTCGCTCTTCGATGACTTGTGCGAGGCGAGCGATAGTGGACGCACGCCTCGCAATACGCGTGTCAGGATGGCCCCGGAGGTCCATAACGTCATCGCTAACGATCGTCTCCGAGTAGCTGGGCGGAAGCGGATTCACAAGCTGCGTCTCGCCAGGCTGCTTCTCGTTCAGGATCGCCTTGAACTTCGAGTTTTCTATAGCGCGTTTATAGACGGTGTATTCAAGAGCGTTGAGTTCGTCCTGTGCTTGTTTGAGTTGAGGATGGCCCCTCTTGACCTCTTGGTACTGAGGCAAAGGATAGACTTCGATCCGACGAACCTCAAAGGGGTCGAGGACGTTCATCGCTACCGCATCGGACCGCTGGTTCGTTAGATGGCGCGAAATGCGCGAACCCAGGGATTCTCGCGTTTGCCCGACGTAGATTGGCTCATCATCGTAGTCGAAGAACGAGTAGACCCCGAACTTGACGCCGCCGATAGTCCCGTCGTAACCAGGGATAGGCTTGCTTCGGTGAAACTTTTGAAGCGCGCTTCGCAATTCCCGCGTTTCGAAAGCGGCGTTGGACGTCGATTTTGCTGCTGGTTTTGATCCCTGCTCGTTCTGCTTCGGTGTTTGCTTCTGCTTCGTAGCCATTTTTTTTGTAGAACAGACCGGCGTTTGTAGAACAAAAAAAATGCGGGCCCCATTTCTGGAACCCGCATGGGATTTGGT